GATGAAATGCAGAACTTGAATTTTCATGAATTAGATAGTATAATAACAAGAGTTGGTGAAAACTGTAAGATCATTTTCTGTGGTGATGCTGCACAAACTGATCTTGTGAAGACCAACGAAAGGAATGGTATTCTTGAATTCATGAAGATCATCTCTGCAATGGATCAAGATTTTGCTTCTATTGAATTTGGTATTGAAGATATAGTTCGATCAGGACTAGTTCGGAATTACCTCCTCGCTAAATCAACTTTAGGTATGTGATGTTTACTCATTTAGATAATTTAACAGAAAGTATTGATCTTGAAACAGTAGCAATAGACGGAACTAGATTTTATAAAGTTCCTTCTGGGAAAATGTATCCTTCAATCACATCTGTAACGAGTTTTTATAACCGTGAAATCTTCATTAAATGGAGAAAGAAAGTCGGAGAGGAAAAGGCAAATAAGATTACTAGGGAATCTACTTTTAGAGGAACTAAGTATCATGATTTGGTAGAGCACTACATGAACAATGAGGACATCAATGATTTGAATGTTCTTCCTTCTACAAAATTTTTATTCTTGCAATCTAAAAAACATTTGGATCGCATAAATAACATACACGCTCTAGAGAAGTCAATGTATAGCGACTATCTAGGACTGGCAGGTAGAGTAGATTGCATCGCAGAGTTTGATGGCGAGTTAGCGGTAATAGATTTTAAAACTGCAAACAAGATTAAACCAGAAGAATGGATTGAAAACTATTTTGTACAGGAAACTGCATACGCATGTATGTATTTTGAAATGACTGGTATTCCAGTTAAAAAGTTAATTACTATTATGGTGGCTGAAAATGGAGAATGTGTTGTCTACGAAAAAAGAAACAAAGGTGAGTATATTAAACTTCTTACCAAATACATTAGAAAGTTTGTCGATTACAAAACAGGAGCACATGGCAAGTAAAGACAAGAAAAAAGAAGACAAACTTGATGATGTCATTAAGGAAAAATTCTTATGCAAACAAAGATTTACAGATGAGGTTGAGCAACTAGTAAAGACCTACAACTTTAACTACATTGATGCTATCATCACATTCTGTGAAGAGAATAAAATAGAACTACAAGCAGTTTCTAAATTGATTACAAAACCAATGAAGGAAAAGTTGAAGTATGATGCTATACAACTTAACTTCTTAAAGAAAACATCCAGAGCAAAACTACCTTTATAATGCCTAGTAAATCTGAATTGATGCACTACCGCCTACAGGCATGGATACAAACCTGATGCATGGGGTGTGAAACATCACTACTATAAGATAGCAAATCATGAAGTCTCTGTTGACATGATTGAAGACCTAGAACCAGTGGACGATGACACCGATTGAAGTATATAAAACATACTTAGCATTCAAGAATCATTTTACCAAAAAGAATTACGATTACTTCAAATATTGTGGTAAGACTAATGCATCAAAAGATGCATTCAATAAAAGGAAAGACAGATATTTTTTTGAAAGAATGTCTCGTAAGAAGAATGATGAAGAGATAAGGCATTATTTTCTTGCGAACTTTGTAGAGTGCGGTGATCCAGACGCTCTATGGATTGGTGATATAATAAGAAATGGAAATGAATACCATAGTTCATGGTTAAAAAGATTTCAAGGTCTGACATACCTATTTGAAAACGAATCAATGTTTATTAATAAAAATAACTTTGAAGATTTGTTTTCTATCAAAGGTCATTCGCATCCTGAGATATTGAAAATATATCTTCAAGGTAATATATCAATTGAGAGTATGGTTATACTTGATGTGATGCTTAAGTATTCTAAGAAGTTTGATAAAAAATTACTTGATCCTGTGTGGGAAACCGTAGGAATGAAAATTCAAAAGTATAAACCTTTCCTAAATATTAATGTGGACAAATTTAAAAAAATACTGTTAGAGAGAGTAAGATGAGTCAGTTTTTTAACTCTGATGTAGTAAGGGATGCTGTAGTTGAGTTGTCAGAGATGCAACATAAAATTGTGATGCAAATGCAGACAATGCATATCATGACATCAGATCAAAGAAAGAGTCATCTCCAAGAAATGAAAGCATTTTTGGAAAAGCAAAAACTTTTTTTCTTTCGTATGAGTCTAGTCAAAGATAAAGAGGTAGATCTAATCAAAGAAAAATTGATTGAGTCTGCTAAGATGTTCGGTTATGATGAAATCGATGATATGAACAAGTTCTTTGATAGATTAGATAAGACTATCAGTGAGATTGAAAGCAACATTGACAAATGCTAGTAAATGTTGTATAATATTAAAGTCCATATAAACAACAATCCTAATAAATCCTCATGTCATTCGCAAAATTAAAAAAGCAATCTAAAACAGGTTCTCTTACTGATAAATTAATTAAGCAGGTAGAGAAATTAAACGACAAAGGTAGTAATGTTGATGAACGTATCTGGAAACCAGTAGTAGACAAGTCTGGTAATGGATATGCAATCATACGTTTCCTCCCAGAATCAGAAGGTTCTGAATTACCTTGGGCAAGAGTATACACTCATGCATTTCAAGGACCTGGTGGTTGGTATATAGAGAACTCTCTTACCACACTTGGACAAAAAGATCCTGTCTCTGAGCATAACTCACAGTTATGGAACTCAGGTTCAGACGCAAACAAAGAAATAGCACGTAAGCAAAAGCGTAGACTATCATATTATAGTAACATCTATGTTGTAAGTGATCCAACAAATCCTGAGAATGAAGGCAAAGTATTTCTATACAAGTATGGAAAGAAAATCTTTGATAAAATCATGGAAGCAATGAAACCAGAATTTGCTGATGAGACACCTATCAACCCATTTGATTTTTGGGCAGGTGCTAACTTTAAGTTGAAGATTCGTAGAGTTGAAGGTTATCAGAACTATGACAAGTCTGAGTTTGATAATGCTTCACCATTATTTGACGATGATGATAAACTAGAAAAGATCTACAATTCATTGTATGACCTTTCTGATTTTACAACACCTGATAAATTCAAGTCTTATGATGACTTAAAGAAGCGTCTTGTATATGTTCTTGGTATGAATCAACCTACTAAGAAACTTGACCCAGAAGTTGCAGAAGAAGAAGCAACATGGGAAAGAGAACGTCGTGGAGACTATAGTGAAGCGACTACTACTCCTACACCAGAACCAGTGGTGGCATCATCAGAAGATGAAGATGATGAGTCCTTAAGTTATTTCTCTAAGTTAGTTAATTCTTAATTAACTGAAGGGAATACAAAAGATCTCTACTTAGAAAGAGTGCCCTTCTTCTTGAAAGGTGATTTATTTTTACCCCCTCTCTTGAGGGGGTTTTTTATATGCCTGATTCTCTAGGATTGTATGATGATATGAGTGATTTATTAATAAATGAAGATGATTTATCATAACTCATAATATTTCTAAAGTCTGTTATAAATGCTGGTAATAGAGTAGGTTTCAATACTCTTATCTTTCTCTTCTCTTCATTCAATGTTTGTTCATAAGTATAGTTAGATACAGACTGTGCAGGAGTCTCTGTAGAAGTCGAGTAATCATCTTTGGCATATGTAAATGTAAAATTTTGATCTACAATTAATTTACCTTCCAGTAAAATTCTACCATACTTATCTTTAATTTCTTTTGTTTCATAATGATGTGTTTCCATTACACCAGCATCACTTCCATACTTCTCTAGACAATAATTATATAATTCATTGTTACTCAAAGGCCATTGATTTCTGATACTAGTGATATTGTTAGTAACTAATATCACCCAATCTAATTCTGGACTATCATAAATTCTTTCTGCAATAATGTCAGGTCTTTCATTATCTTGTATTAGATAATAATCGAATGCAGTTACTGACTGATCTATATCAGTTCTTAACTTTGCTCTTTTGAATAGATTTTTTACCTCTATTCTTTCATCACTTCTATTCTGATTTGGTAGAAGTGAAACATAAGATATGTTTGGTAGTTCTTCAAAATAAGACATTAGTATCCAACCTCCGTTGTACCATAACCATCATTATTATCCTTATCAAGTTTCCATCTGTAACCTTCACCAGTGTCACTTGTTCTTTCACCGTCACCACCTCCATACTTGTAATCTGTATCGTAGATTGGTTCGAGTTCTTGGAATGCAAGTGTTAGTAATACTGAAACAGGTTGACCTTTTTCATATGATGCAAATGCACCTTCTGGTGTATAGTTCACTGATGTTCCTGTAAGTGCACAAGTTTTAATTCTATTTAAACCTTTAATTGCTTCATTTTCATCTGTTCGATATTGTAATCTAAAAACATTTGGTGTTCCTAAGAAGTATGATCTTCCACCAGCCAGTTCACCACCACCTTTTGCATTTTGTTTTCTTGCAGACATTCCTTGTTTAAAGAAACGAAGTATTTGATTTACAATACTTGCCTCTGGTTTACTCCTTGGACTCATCTTATAAACAAATGAAAACTGTCTAAGTGTAGGTCCTGAGAATAATAATTCTAAATTACTGTTTGGAACTACACCTTCTTTTCTTGCTAGGATTGCTTCTGCAGA